ACCCTTCTGGCAGGGTGGTTTGTTGTTACCTGTGTTGTACCATGTACCTTTTTCTTCTTTACTCGCTCCGGGAGCGTTAAGTACGAAGCTATATAAAATACCACGAGATTGTGGGTTCTCTTTGATAAAGCCTACTGTTCCTTCTGCTACTTGACTCATTATGCTGCCTCTTTAGTTAAATGTTCTTTTTCCCAACCAGTGCTGGTAGTCCAGTGACTCCAGAACTCTGATTCGGCATCTAGTGGTGTGACTATGTCGTAATTGTATAGCTTTTGTACTAATTCAACTACATCTACCTCCATTGCTTGTTTAGTTATTGTCTCTACAATGTCCTTCTCGTCAGGATGTACCTCAGATATGACGGAGTCATGCACTGTGTTAACAATAAATGATTCTAGCTTTGCGTGGCGCATCCTATACCACATACACACTAAGCTTAGTGGTACGACCTCCGCTGTAGCAAAGTTCTGTACAGGATAGTTACATATTGATGTACTTTCGGTAATATAACCAGTATTAGTTATACGACAGTACGGCCAATAGAGTACAAGTCCTGATGCAATCCTTAGCTGCTTCGATGATAGTACTGTGTCCTTCCATAGCTCCTGCATGTTCGTGATATCAGGGTGTTTATCCTTAAACGCTTGGTAATAGGCCTGTTCCTTTTCCGTGCCGCTACTGCCCCCGTAGAGGGGTTTAAACGTATGCGCCTTAGCATCGGTCCTAGCATCCTTCTTGGTCTTTCCCTTCCTTTTATCATACCCGTCGAACAGATACGATGCCGTGAAGCTGTGAGAATCAACCTTATCAATGATATCCTGCAATCCTTGCTTATCTCGAGCCAGATCTACTGCTATTCTATACTCCAACTGCCCCTGATCTGCCTCTTGTATGAGCCATCCGGGGTTACGGCAAGTAAAAACTGGTTTAAGCCATCTAGCCATGTTCTGGAACTGGATCTTATAAACCTTGCCTGTTGAAGATAGTCTGTGAGTCATTGTTTTGGTCTGATTGAACTGACCCTGCAATAATCCATTATTATCCTTAGCACACTCACTCAGTTTTGTCAGATACTTACCGATGGTAGTACTTAGATTGTTATGGCGGGCATATAACTCAAGAAATCGCCTTTGCTTAGCTGTTTTGGCCTTTAAAAGACCTATAGCGGCCATATTAGTGGCCGGTACACCGTCTGGAAAGACAGCATTCGTTGAGTTAGTGAGCATCTCCTGTCTACGATGGTCTCGTGGTACTGCGAACTTCAACGTCTTAAATAGGAACTCAGCAAACTGTTTTGGGGAATTCATGTTGATCCCACCGGTTAGTTTGATCATCTCGCCATCTAGTACGTGTAATTCTTCTATACTTGTACTCAGTATAGCTTCTACTCGTTTACCATCGACCGTCATACCATTCTTTTCTATGTCAGCGAGCACTGGTGTTAATAAGCACCTGCTGTACATAACACTATCTAGACCGTACTTAAACAAATACTCCCTTTGGTCCAGAAACAGCTCCTCACACTTATCTACGTCAATCTCACAGTACTCAAGTAACCACCTCTCAGGTATCTCACTTGGGCATACTCCCTGCTTGATCAGCATTGATACGGCATCTTCCTTGCCACCCATACCTCTTCTAGCTAGGCATTGGTTGAGGCTAGCCATCTGTCCCCATTTCCTGTTACCAGCGATAACGTACTCAGCTATCTGGGTACAGAATATAGGTCTACTGCCTACATCATAACCACAACGTGCCAACCAACCTAATTCAAATTTAGCATTATGAGCTACTAAGAAGTCAGCACTGTTACAGTCGTTAACTAAGTCCTCTACCTCGAACTCATTACCTCGTATAGATTTACGAACCCTCTTACCGTCCTCAAGTACAGTCCAACATGACAATACTAGCCTATTAGCCTCCACATAAGGACTGCCCTTGTCTAGATTAGTGGTCTCAAAGTCTAGTACTACATAATTAGCTGACTTATATCTTCCGGGATCTGGGTTACTTACGTGATCAGGTAGCATTATCCGAATATGTAAAATCCAGATAGGCTATTAGGCTTAACACTACGTACATCGCCGTGGAACCAAGACATACCCGGAAAGCTCTCTATTGCCGTAAACTCCGTCAAGCATGTTCCGTTGATGACTGCCTCTCTCATCTCGTCAGCGCTATAAGCTGTTGAGTGGAGGTCTACAGCCCTTCCGTACTTATGTTGGCTCCTAGAGGCTGCGTAACACTCTAAGGCGTACTCTATTGGCTCGTCCTCGTCAATAAAGAACTCCCAAGTGCGTAACCCTCGTTGCTGGAACTTACCTCCTACGTGCCAGTCATTGATCGTGAGAGGACCGAAGTAGTTCCGCAAATCCTGAGCTGATCGTACCATCCTCTCATCCAGTAGTTGCCAACATCGTTCCCCCCACTTCTCGTACATATGTTTGGATACAAACTCTTGTATCACAAAGTTAGAGGGTCTATAGGACATCCTTGCCCTCCATTGCCTTGAGGCGTTTGCTTATGTATTTAAGTGCAGCACTGTCTGATATCTTTAGTATGGCATACGAAAGTATCTTTTGGTAACCGTTGCGCTGTCGCTCGACTGTCTCTAATCTTTTCTTCATTTTCTGGGCTTCAATATCATTCATATTCTAGCTGTTACCTCTTGTACGCTAGTACCTACCTTGTAGATACTAAAGTTAATTTTAACCTTAACCGGCTGCTTGTTGCCATTGAGCTTATTCTTAGGGAAACCTAGCATCCTCCATGCCGCTAACTCTGCCTCCTCGTTACATCCAATACCGACCATAAGATCAGCACTTGCCTGCATTCCCGTATTAGATGAATCAATGTCATTCATCTCTAATCTCAGCTTATTATGGCCTGAATCACCAGCCTGAGTGAACGATATTGTTACCATACGGTACTGCTTGCCTAGGTTTCGTATGAATTGCTCTACAGCCTCTAACTGCCTAGTCCGGTTATCAATGCCCATATCCACGTTGCGTGACTGATCCACAATTAATACATCAGGTCTGACTTCATCCACTCGTTTCCGTATCTCTGCGGGAGTTCCTGGAGTCATTTCTTCAAAGAAAAGATTGTTCCAATTTCTTTTACCCAATATTATATCAGCTTTTTCAGCATTACGCAAGAGAATCTTTTCATTTTTATCACAAATACGCTGCATGAACCGCCAAAGTAGCTGTTCTGGTGGGTCTTCATTACCTACGTACATTACGCGAAGACCTTGGCTCAGGAATCCGGCAATCATCTCACAAGCAAATGTAGACTTACCTACATCAGGCCTACCATAAAACAAAGCGTGATGTCCTCTGGATAGACCTCCCCCTATAGCATCATTAAGCTCCTTAGGCCATAGTTGCAGCTTATTCTCGTCAGATACTTCCTTGGCTATTTCTCCTATCGAAAGATTATTAAATGATCTGCTGGACTCTACGTTGTCATCCTTAGCATGTAGGAGGGTGTAGTACTCATCAAGTAACTTATCAATGGCCTTCTCATTGTCATGTACTGTGAATGCGGATGCCAGTGTGCCTTTGATATCAGATAACTTGAGATCAGTTACTTCCTTCACAACATTATTAGGAGAATCCATAACTAGATTACTTATAAATATCTTAAACGTCTGTTCATGTTTAGGGTATTTACGTACAAGCCTAGCTAATAGAATTTCAGGATCTACACGTTTAGCGTGGTCATCCTCCCTGTAGTACTCCGTAACAGCCTTAAACACTAACTTACCCTGATCCGATAACGCCGATTCACCGTCAGCTATTGCTATCTTCTCATAGTGCTCCCGACTGTGTATGGCAGCCCCTATTATCTTCTGTTCGATTATTAATCCTCCTCATTAATTATTTGCCATGTAACATCCCATGACACATGGTAATGCCATGAGTAATCAGGCTCCCTAATCATCGAAGCGTCTACTTCAATATCCTCCATTTCAAGCATCTCATTTAAATGCTCTATAGCTAGTACTGGGTCTTCCCATGACGTACTAGATACAATGATGCCGTCGCTTATTTGATAGATTCTATACATTTAGTAGTATCTCCTGTAGTTCGTCCAAAGGCGTATCCTTTGGATCTTTAGTAAGTATAACAACCTTTGAGCTAAATAGCAATGAATATTTCTTAGCTAATTTGTGTGCCGTAGCTACTGCATCAGGATCTAGTACCCACACTAATTCATTAGTGACTGCCGCCAAAGCCAGTGCCTCAGCCTCACCTAGATGGGTGCCTAGCAAAGCACACGACCGTACTCCAACCATTGCGATCTTTAAGGCATCCAAGCACGATTCGCTTAAGTACACCGGCCCTGATCTGCGCTCTGATCCCCGCGTCCAGAATAATACCTCTCCCTCGCGTTCTCGATAGGTAATAGCCTTTGGGCTTTGGCTGGTACGTGTTGCGGACAAATCTTTTGTCGCCCTCCCAATAGTAGTACCCCCACTGATTATAGGGAAGATTAAGATTCTGGTATTTGGGGCTTCTTCCATCAGTACGCCGTGTGCGGTTAAGTGATCGGGTGTAAGCTCGTACCGTAACTTTAGCTCTTCGTACACATCCTCGGTTAGCTCGCATGTAGGTCTCCAGTAGATCTTAGGTTTGAACTGCTTTTTGGTTTGGGCATGATAGTAGTTATCCTCCCCACCAATGATACCACGAGCAGGACAGCTAACTCTATGGCAGTAGAACTTAATAGCCTTACCAACCCTAGAGACATACATTTTCTTCTCATGAGGGGCGTTACAGAAGGGGCAGGTAATAGCTACAGAGTCCCCATCACTTAGGTTTACTGCCTCCAGTTGTATCTGTTCCCTTGCTTCGCTTGTCATCTTTAGTACCCCAATCTATCTTATCAAAATTGTTACTGAATTTGTCTTTATCTACGGGGCGTAGGTTATCACCCTTGCCTCCGTGAGTTTTACGTCTACTCATATCTATCTATTCCTTAGTTAGAGTTACTGGATGTTATGCAGGCGATTTTTTGCTGAAGTTTATTCACCTGATGTTTAAGTTTTTCTATCTGTTTTTTCTGCCCAAGAAATGCGGCTTCATATTTATCACCAAGCAATTTAATTTGCTTATTAAAGCTGGTGTTTTCATGATTCGCTGTTTCTCCTTTACAGCTTTGACAAATAGAGAACGAGCAGGGTACTAATAAACCTTTCGCGCAAAGTGGACAGTGTTTTAGTTCACTCATATCTAACCCCTTATTAATTTACTTTG